ATGAAAAAATACAACTTATCAAACATTATGAAAAGAGCATGGGAACTGGTTAAAAAATCTGGAATGACAATTTCCTCCGGTCTGAAAAAAGCATGGGAGGAGGCCAAGAAAATAGAGAAGAAAATCTTTAAAGGACGCATGGAAATGGCGGTCCCGGAAGCAGATAACAATGTTGTAAGTATTAGCTTGTGGCAAAAAGGATCATACAAAAGAATCTACTTCAACGACTACAAAAGAAGAACTGTTGGATACATCGACTGTGTAAGCCGTGCAGCACATTACATGGATGGATACGCCAGAATGTATGCGCCAGCTATTGACAGATTCATGGAAGAGTACGAATTTTGATTTTAAAAGGAGGAAAAGTAAAATGGGAAAATGGACTATTAGTGTTGACGAGTCAAAGATGTCGAAGTTGAGGGATTACGGGGAATGTTACACACACGGAGGAAGTAGCAGAGGATATTTTGATTTCTTCGGAGATTCTTTGCAGGAAGCTGCTGATAACCTTATTCACGTTCTCGCTGACGTTTTCTCTGACGATGGCACGACGGTTACGGAATACCCCGAGCACGTGATAATCGATGAAAAGATATACGAGTACGCAAACTGTGCCGAAAAACATATTACACTTATTATACCTTGCAAATGCAAAAGGTATAAAACTGGTGTTGGCGATATCAACTTCAACGCCGATATCCGTATCTATCTCCAAGAGCAGAAGATGCAAGTAGCTGAGATGCGTGCACTGCTTGACGAATCCCGAATAGCATTCTCTAAACAGTACAACATACCAGTCAGGACGCTTGAAAACTGGGAATCCGGAAAAAGTCAGTGCCCCGAATATGTAAGGCAGCTCCTCGAGAGAGCCGTTAAGGAGGATGCGAGAGTTAAAAATGATGCAAACACCAACGCAAAAGATATTGAAAGCTTATGAAGAAAGTCAGACGCTGACCGGCATTCACAAGCTTACCGGATATAGCTGGCAAAGAATAGCGAAAACGCTTTCTACAGAAGGCATCGTAGTCAATGAAACACAGGCACTTATCATAGACCTGCATTATCGCGGAAAAAGTGCCGGTGAAATTTCAACCATTACAGGCTTTGCCATGAGTACGGTTATGGCATATCTTCCAAGAACACGTCCGGCATACATGGAAAACAGGTCCGAAAACGCACTAAGAATTGAAAAATGTAGAAAAGGAAAAAGCCCCGAGGATTAACTCTAAGGGGCTTGAATTTTACGCTTTTTAGATTGCAATCAAATCTTTCCAGACTGCCGCATCACAGATTCCGTCCTGTTTCATGCCCCTGGATTTTTTATAAGCATTCAGAGCATAAATAGTGTTTGTTCCGGCAGAACGATCAAGTTCAAGCTCTTTACCGTCTTTTCCTTTGAATTTTCGTGCTACAAGAATCTCCTGTAAAAGAAGGACAGAAAGTCCTGTGCTGCCTGCTACTACTATTTCTGTTGTGAACATATATTTCTTTCCTCCTGTATTTGATGTGCTAGTTGATGTTACGTTTACGATTTTCCAGTCCGGTGTGCAGAATTTTGTTCCCGGCATCTGACTGTTAAGATAGCTTTTTGCACAAACACCACCGCCGTTTGCGATAATACCAGATGCACCGGAAGTATTACCCTCGATGGTGTAAAAACGATCGCCAACAACCGCCGTGACTAATCCAGTGTGGGTAAATGTATCATTATGTTTAAAAATTACAATGTCTCCAACTTTGGGGTTCGCATTAAGCGTGAATAAACCACTCATGGTCGGACAGTACACATAAGGCCAATGTTTCAGGAGCTTCTTTGCCTTATTCAGTCCGAATGCTTTCATGAAGCACCAGCTCACGAAACAAGCACACCAGGGCTGTCCCTGATAGGATGGTTTCACATCACGCCAGTACTTTGTGTAGTTCGCGCTTCCCGAATTCGCAGTCTTGCTGTCGAGCTGGCTGTTGCTTTTCTTTTCAAGATACCCGATTTCGTTTTTTGCAATGAGAATCACTTTTTCGATAGATTTGTCCATCGCAGAAGCCTCCTTATAGTCTTTATAAAATACATTCCGGTCAACATTTCCTGTTATTCCCGGAATAGTTGCTTTGCTGGAATACTGCCAGCCTACACCAAAATTCGGCCGGAGTCTTTCCTGCAATGTTCCGTTATCGTTTGCCGGATATCTGGCTATCCAGAAATCATACTTTTTCAGATGCGAACAGATCACGGTATCGTACCAGTCGACATTGCAGTACAGAGCAAATTTATATCCAGCTTTTTCGATGATTTCCCGGAAAGCATCCGCAAGCTTATGAATGTTTTCAGATCCTAACGCTCTTTGATTGCTGTTTTCGAGGTCAAGAAACACCGGGAGCTGAATTTTACGTCCTGCCAGCACGGATACGATTTTATTTGCTTCACTCCGAATTTCACTTACTGTCATAGCGTAAGAATATTTATACACCCCTACAGGGATGTTATTTTCAGTACATCCCCGATAATTTCTTTCGAATGCGCTGTCAATCACGTTTCCAGCTTCTGTGATTCTGAGGATTGCGAACCCCATGCCGTACTTTGCTACGGCAGACCAGTCAATCTGGCCCTGCCATGCTGAAACATCAATTCCTTTAATTTTCATAGCAGCTTTCTCCTTATTTTATGAATAGACTTTCCACCCTTTCCAATCCGCACCCTGCACCTTAGAATTGATATAAATTTTCTGTGAGTACGGTCTTATCAGCATAAGAACCCTTGTAGTTTGAGTTCCTTGGCAAAACCCCATATACGTTGAAGCATCTGGATCCGGACGAATGCCTTCCGACAGAGTATAAGTTCCTTGTGTCTGCAAAGGGATATCATCAAGTGAAGAATACGTCGCACCATTAATCACTCTTCCATTCAATTCATTCACCGCTCCAATTACAGTCTTATTACTTGTTTTAAGCTGTGAAATAACCGCATTTGCTAACCGGTCAACGATCCAGTTCCAAATTCCGCTGAATGTTGCCCTTTTGTTTGCTTTTGCGATTGCGTCATAGATCATCACATCATCCGCATTTGCAGGTGCTGATTTTATTCCATAATCTGTCCATTTACCCATTATTGTAATCTCCTTTCTAACTCCTTAATACGTTTCTCTTGCTCATCAACCTTTGCACTGAGTTCCTGTATGGCTTTGATGGCATAATTGAGGAGGTACGGACTATTAATCTGCTTAACATCCATCTCGCCGTTTTCGTCATATCCGCCGCCCAGCGTTAGCTTATCGTCTATTTTTTCTAAATCATCTGCTATAAACCCAATGTGCTCATGCCCACCGTTTTTCCAGTCGAATTCACACGCTCGCATACGGTTTATAATTTCCAATGCAGAAATTTTGCAAAGCTTTACATTCTCTTTTAGCCTAGCATCGGATGTTAATGATCCAGAATAGAATTTATTTGATGTATATGAACCATCTGTAAATCCGAATTGTCCACGAACTTTTAGAAATGGTTTATATGTTTCACCAAGTTCGGATGTTCCAGTGACTGTTCTTCCCGTGCTTATATATGCAGCTCTTGATCCATCCGCCGTTATAGATGCAACTGGTTGCCGCCTTCCTGTTTTTAGTTTTTGTTGTTCCCAGTCATAAAAATATAGTGCTTCATCAAAGGTTGCTTCTTTTTGGACATGCAATGTTCCATTTAAAATTGCGCTACTATTAACAATAAGCTTATAAATTACCGCTTGTTCCTCAACTGAAAGATCATCTGTTGATGTCGAAACGATTCCATCAGTATCAATTTCGACAATACTCTGTTCCATATCGAGAGTTTCAATACCATCCTTGTCTATATTTGAAGGCGGCGTGTAATTAAATTTAGTGATACCCCGGTTCGATATATTGACGCCATATTTCTTATTAAGTGGAAAAGTTAATCCGGCATTGTTAAGTTGTCCGCAATAGGTTCCATCTTCATCATATAAAAATATTTTTCCGTTACCATCATTTTTTCCACCTAAAGAAAGCGTACCGCCCCTTGCAGCATTAAAAGAAATGTACAAAGTATTGTCATCTGAGTTGTACCACAACCCCTTCCATTTGCCACCATCCGACAGGATGTTTACAATGTCTTCCTGCGTCAGTGCTGCTACATCAATCGCAACCGCATACGTCTGCTGCTCAGCTAATTTCGTTTTCGCCTGGTCGAAATACAGTGAAACTCTAAGCATGTCGTGTGCACTAAGAAATAAATTATCTACATTTATTTTAAGCTTATCGAGAGCCGCCGATTGCGACACTGTTAAAACTGTCCACGTGGATCCATTATTCGTGGATTTTTCCAGTTTCCACCAGCCGGACTGGCTATGACTTAATGCGCTACTGCCGTCTCTGTAGTAAGAATCTACGATAAGCGGAGATGGCGTTATTTTCTTATCTGTTCCCATCAACAAAATATCAGCATTCGACTGGAAAAAATAAGTCCTTCCGGCAGCCCCCTGTTCACCCTTAATCTTTGTCCAGCTGTATTTCGTCGGGTCGGCGCTATCATCCGGCGTGTAATCGGTATACTGTCCGATATACAGCTTATTGACACTATCATCCACAGAGAAACCTGTTCTACCATCCGCACTGTTAGCATATGCGATGTGGAAGTACGGCGTCTTTCCGTTCGCTCCCGGTGTTCCCGGCACGCCCTGCGCTCCGTTTGCTCCCTTAATCAGTGACCATGTATACTTCGTCGGGTCGGTGCTGTCGGCTTCCACGAAATCCACGTACATTCCAATATATTCACGGTTTCCGTCGGATACCGAAAAGTCTGTTCTACCATCCGCACTGTTCGCATATGCGAGGTGCGTGTACTGTGTCTTTCCGTCTTTACCATCTTTTCCCGGGATGCCGTTTGCTCCGTCCTTGCCATCATATCCATCGACGCCACGGAACCGGCTCCACGTATAGTCTGACGGATTGGTGCTTTCTGTAGCCGTGTCCTTATTCGTTGCGATGCCGATATAGGTCGCCTGTGTCACCGTGTAGATTTGTTCTCCGGCACTATCCAGAATCGGACTACCGGCGCTGTCTAACAGCGGTACATAATCCGGGTTGTCTGACATGTCAAGTCCGTCCGGCCTTGTGGCGTATTTCATCCACGTATAAGACGACTTACCGTCTGCCCCTTTCGGTCCCTGTGCGCCCTGGTCGCCCTCGAATTTCGCCCACGTGTACTTGCTCGGGTCGGTACTGTCAACGCCAGAAAAGTCCGTATAAGTTCCGATATATTTGTTTGGTGTCTTGCTCATCTGTGCCGCTGTCGGGTTCTGTACCGGTGCGTACTGGATATGCAGATAAGTGGTCTTTCCATCTATTCCAACGCCCGGGATTCCCTGTGGTCCGGCGTACTGTTTCGCAAGTGAGAACTGTTTCGATACGACAAGGTTATTCAGATATGCGGCTTTGATGTTCATCCATCCGCTGTCTGCGGTCAGCCCGGTGACAGTGTACGTCTTATTCTCCTTGTCCCAACTTCCCTGTATGTTCTGCGATGTCGTAATCGTGTACGTGCAGTTATCCGTGATATCCTGTGTGCCGTACATGACGGTCGCCGTTGTGGTGCACTCCGGGAACTCTGTATAGTTACCGTCGCTGTCGACCGGGATTCCCTGATAGTCATTATCAAGCTGCATGGTCATGTTTCTGGCCAGAGCTGCCATGCTCTCAACATCTTCAATCTTTTCATCAAGTGGCTTACCGCCGATCGTCACATAACTTCCGTCAAGGGTAACTGATCCAGTATCCATATCTGCTTCAAATATCGCATTCCCGCTTTTGTCTCTTACAATGAGCGTTCCTGCGTTGATATAATCAGCATTGATGCCTTCCGCATAGAGTAGTCTGGTTATTAATTCGCCAGTCACCGCAAAGCCGTAAGGATACGTTTTTCCACCATCAATCGACACAGCAAATGCTTCTGCTGTCAGCTTCCAGATTATGTTGGATTCCGCTATAGTTGCTTTGTTGTGCATATAGTATACGATACTGCCATCCTGCTGCGGCTCCTGTGTCATATACAGACCGCTCGAAGAATTAAGCGTTTCAGCCAATCTCTGTATAGCCTCTTCTCTTGCGGATTTTTCTTTTTGCACCATCTGACGTGCCGCAACTATAGCTTTCGTGCTATTCCCGTAAAAGTCACTACTGCCTCTGATCGGATCATCGGCCTGTGTCTTAACTGTAGTCAGGCCACCTACATTTCCGGAAACATCTGTCAGAGGAGTAACGTATTTGCTGCCTAATCGGTCGTAAGTGTACACCATGTCGCCAAACTCGACGAGCGGGTTGTATACCAGATCGCCTTCAAGATTCCGGAATCGTGCCCCTACGATCTGTTCACCGATTATATTTGCTATTGTCTGAAGCTGATCGGTGTCAATCAACTCGTTCTCAAGTTCAAGGACGTACCCTTCCTCTCCGTACATGCCGGAATAATCAGTATTAGCATCGTCGTTTGACTGCCCGTTCGTTACCTTGATTCCAGTTATAACTATATCGTCACTAGAAAGTGTAGGTGGGTTTCCATAGTTCTTCAATTCCGGAACATCTGCTTTTTCAAAATCCCATTTCACAAACTGGAGATTCCCGAAATAATCAATTCGCGCGTTCGCAGACTCAACCATAGCCGCATATCCGAACAGCTGGCGAAATGTCATGCTGTCTGGAATGCTTCTTATTATAATATCGCCATGGTCCATGGTCAGATTCATACCTATGCCGACAGTCTTACAGGCATCTCTGACAAGGTTAATGAGCGACTGCGGAAGTTTCAATCCGCTGGTATATGTCTTATTTGCCTTATACATATCATCCAGTGCCGTAACATTGATGATATCTGAATACTGCTCTGGCGTAGTGACTGTATAGACTCCCTTGTCAATAGTTTCGATGATATCTTTTGTGGCTGCCTGTGTTGCAATAATAGAGTCTCCGGTACTGTCCAGAATCGGGTTATAACTTTCATCCAGCAACACACTTACAGATTCCGGTGCTGCATACGACGTCTGAAGCTTCAGATAAGCATGAATCTTGGCTCCGTAAAAGCTGTAGTTCTTCCACTGCTCCTGATCGTTATTAATGCTCAGCGTCAGTGTTTTACAGATAGTAGCGCCGACCGGAAAGCTACTGCTCTCTGCACAGTCGGAAAACCCGTTGTCGCCGTTCATGATATCTTCATTGATAGTCTTTTTCGTCCCGTCAGGAAAGGTGATATCCACCATCATTCTGACTGGCTCGCCAGCTTCAAGTTTTTCCCTAAATGCGTTACTTACGTTAATCACAGTGGATTCACCCCCGTCATGTTAAACTCTAATGTTGACATAATCTTTCTATCGTCCGACAGTTCCCCGATAGCTATGTTTTGTGTCTGACCTACGTAGAACGGAGCGTCTCTCCAAACTCCGTAATACGGCGAAAAATAATGTAGCGTAAATTTATGTCCTTTTGCTATCATTTGCAAAATCTTAGTTGCTTCCTCCATTGGGAGGTCGCTACCCTTATATGTATACTGCTCTACGGTAAACATCGGTGTAAAGTAGCCTACACCGTATTGTGTTCTCTGGCTGGATTCTGTGTAAGTCGTGGCAAAGGAGAGCGCAAGGTCTTTATCCGGTTGCCAAATTATTGTTCCGTTGATTTTATACTTTTCCATAACGCCCTCCTTTCTATGCCATCTCGAACGGGTTTCTACCGCTTGTATCTCGTCTCATCTGTGCTTCTTTCATCATCTCGTCAAACAGTGTCCTGCGGTTGATCTGAGCTGTAAATCGGTAACTTCCACCACCTGTCTGTCTTCCTGCTGTTTCTTCTCGGACGATCTTTCTGAGCAGAGCTTCCGGCGTCTCGATGTTGTTACCCTGTTTCTGATCGCCCAGAACTGCAAGGAACTCACTTCTTGGTGGAATAACTGCACCCTTGGCTAAATACGGGACCGTCGGCACTCTTGGGAAAGTAGCTCTGAATCCGATAGTCTTTGAGCCGAATGGGGTCGGTACTTTCCATGGGCCGAAAGAGAACGCTGATTCAATCGCACTAACAACTCCATTCACTTTACTGATAGCCCCGTTTACAACACTTATGATGTTGTTCAGAACAGACCTGATAGCGTCTCCCATTCCGTTAAATACACCGACTACAGTGTTTTTAGCGGATGTGAATTTATCAACAATAGCATTCTTGATTCTTTCAACAAAACCACTAACAGTAGACCATATAGCATTCCATTTCTGATGTGCGCTGGCTTTTATGCTTCCCCAGATCGTTACTATCTTAGTAGCTAAGCCTCTGAGCTTATTCCCAATATCCTCAACAAAACGTCTTGTTTTATTAGAAACCCAATCCCATACCTTTCCAGCCATTTCTTTAATTTTGTCCCAGTTTTTGTACAGTAATACACCAATCGCAATACATGCGCCGACTGCAAGGACAAAGACTCCGCCTGGTCCGATAGCTGTTGCAATAGCTTTGATACCACCCATGATGCCACCCGTACCAGTCATTAGTGTGATAAGCCCCTTTGCAGCCATAGCGATTCCAGACACGTTTTTAATGATTATCGATGCCAATCCTGCAATCTTCGCCGCCGCGAACGCCCCGATCAGGGCCGCACCGAACGCTTCAACTATCGGCTGATGATCGGCAAGAAACGTAGCTACTTTTGACACTAAATTAATCACTGTCGGAAGCCCTACCTCAATAACCCATGTCAACATCGGAAGAACAATATTTTTGTAAATCCATTCAAGAACATTTCCGATAGATTCCAGAATTGGTGCAAATGCACTCGTCAAATTGCTAATAGATTCCAACAATGGATAGAAGTCCAAATTTGCCGCCCATGTTGCCGTATCTGCGGCAATCCTCTCAACAAACTGCATGACTACCACAAGAGCATCTGCAATATTCTGGATAATCTGCGTTCCGACATTGTTCTTATTCCACGCATCAGCAAAACCGGAAGCAATATTTCCAATAGTTTTAAGCACATTCTGAGCAATCCTCAGCATGGTTGTAAGCATTGTCGTACCTGTGCCATTTGTCCAGACTTCTACAAGGCTCCTGCCTACACTCTTGGCGAGCTTTGCAATTCCAGACAGGGCAATCTGTGCCGCATCAATGGTGTTCTTGCCCTCTTTTTTCCAAGCATCCTGGAATGGTTTCCAGAGTTTTTTTAGGAGCTTTGCAAGTCTTTCGGCTGATTTGCTGATTTTATCCAGAGCAGTTTCACCCTCTGCTACTTTTCCATAGTCTACATTTCCAACGGCTCCGGCTAGACCACCAGGGCTTCCTCCTGATCCTGTTCCTGAGGACGGGACTTTACTTGCTGTTGACGATGTATTCTGAGTTGAATACCGATTAATCTCATCAAGTGGACTCAGATATCCGTTCGCAGCTTTAGCTGCGTCTTTTGTTGCATCGGCTACATCTTCTGTAGAATCCGCAAGCTTGCTGGCGTTGTCTGCCGCCTGTCCATAAGCGTCTGCCGTATCCTGCACGCCGCTTGCATCGCCTGTGAGACCTGCTCCACTTCCACTTGTCTGACCAGAGGATTTCTTACCGGTGATTAATTCCGTAAAGGATTTAAAAGCATTGGCTAACGTTGCCAGCTTACCGAGCAGAACATTAATTACTTTCAGAACAGGTGTAAAAATATTAATCAGTCCCTGTCCGACTGTTGCCTTGAGAGACTGTAACTGTAACTGCATAACTCTGACCTGGTTTGCCCAGCTGTCAGAAGTACGGATGAAGTCTCCAGATGCGGCAGATAGCTGCTTCTGCACAAAAGCCAGACGGAGAGCCACTTTTTCCTGTTCTGTCATTTCAGATGTGGTTTTTCCGTAGCCATTGGCAAGTGCATATTGATCAAGTGCCGACTGGCTCATTACCACGCCAAGATCTTTCAATGTTTCCGTTTCGCCTGTAAACACCGATTTCAGCTTGATGTAAGCCAGGTCTTGCGAAATGTTATAAAATGATGCCACATCACCAGTCAGCTGTGTCAGAGCTGTTGACATGTCGTAAGCCTGTGCTTCAGAGAAACCGAACGACTTAGACATTGCTCCGAACGTACCGACATACCGTTTTGCCATGGTTTCTGACAGCCCGGCAGAGGTCATGGCATTCTTTGCAAATTCATTGACCTTGTCGGACATGGTGGTAAATGTAACATCGACCACATTCTGAACTTCTGTGAGGTCGGAACCAAGCTCCACACATTCTTTCCCAAACTGCGCTAATTTGCCGACAGCAAACGCCCCGCCAATCAGCAGACCGATTTTCTTTACAGCACCCCCAAGGCCGTTAAATGACTGTTTTATAGCTGATACGCCATTTTGGACACCGGTTGTATCCATCCTGGTATCAATAATGACTGAGCCATCAGCAGCCATGCGTTCACCTCCTAACTATTTGAGGTTCAACATCTCATTTAGCGCATCCTTATACGCTTGCTCTTCTTCGCTGAGACGTGTTTTTATATCAATAATGTTCTTGTTTTCTTGATAGAATTTCTTTTCCCATTTGTCGAGCTTTTCACCCTTTGCCTTTTTTGACCGGATTCCAACTACGGTATTAAAAAGGCACTCGCCGGATTCCATAAAATATCCGAAAAACGTCCACCAGTGCATATAAGGCACTGCTCTGATTTCTTTGCCAGCAACCTTGTTTACAGCCGGCACGATCGTGTCTCCGTCTTGTTCCCAGTCCATCAAACGGGGCTTTGGGTGGTTCGGGTTATCGTCCAACTGTCCGCAGTCGATGAACTCCGATGCTTTCTGACAAGCTTCATCCAGACATTCAGCCGGTATACTCTGCCAGTCCTCAAACAGGATCTGTAGCATAACAACTGCTTTCGCCTGTTCGTCTAACTCTGGGTCATTCATAGCAATGAGAATATCAATGATCGCTCGGAAATCTGTCCTGATAGAAAAATCCACCCCACTTATATTTAGTGAGGTGGGAAGCTCATAGGCGGTCATTTTGCATACTTCTCCGTATACTTATTGACTGCTGCCTGCATTTTCTTTTTTCTCTTTTCGATTTCCGGTGCGATTGCTTCTGCGATCTTATCAAGAACAATATAAGCGAATACCTGACCATTGCCGAATACAGTAGTTGCCGTGATCGGCTCTTTGAACAGGTCTTTTGATGCTTCATATCCGAGCAGGTAGTTGATTTTGTCCTCAATCTGTCTATTCAACTCTGCCATCTCTTTACCAGATGTGACTTTCTGAATAGAATCTTTGAGCTGCTCAAAATATTCTGTCAGTTCCTCTGCACGTGCTGCTACATTGATGTCCGTCGGGTTCAGTTTAAAAGAAGAAAAGACTTCGTCTTCATTATTTGTGAATGTAAAAATGAGAATTCCATCATCAATTTTGGTATTAATTACTTTTGCCATTTAGCGTATCCTCCTTGTATATGCACTTATTCGCTGTCGGCTGTGAATGTACCGGAACTGATATCAAATTTTCCTTTTACACGTTCGCCAGTATAGTTGACGGTAAATGGAATCTGATAGCCAGATGTATCACCGCCGTAGGAGGTCGGCACAACATAGCACTCCTGCTGATATGCTTCGTACTTACCTGCTGTGGCTGCTGTCCAGAGATGAACCTCAACTGCTTTTGTCTTGAGGTTGTCGTCTTTGTACCTGTTGTCTACGATCTTCTGTAATGCTGTGAACAGATCAGATGTAGTATCTGCATAGAACGGATCAGCGTCAGAAGAAACTTCATAGCCATTGTGTTTGAATGTGGATTCTCCAAGAATGTTTTTAGATGTTTCAGTATCTGGATTGAGTTCGACATTGTACTCTTCCAGATCCTTTCCAAGGCGCTCATATTTCGGTGTCAGTCCTCCGCAGAGGGAACCTGCATCGATATAATGAGCCATATATTTACGGTCAATCTTGCCTGTAACTGCCATAGAAATGTCCTTTCTGCCTATAACTTTAAAGGCTGTGTAGGTTAGCGGCTATCTCCGATTGATAGCCGGTTGTTACTTGTTAGATTACTTCATAAGTGTTTTCGTAGCGTACTGATAACGGCAATAACCAATCCTGTACGCCATTCTCCTGTGGCTCTAAACCATAGGAGTTATCACGGGTGATACGTTTTATCACTCGCCCCTGCGAAAGCTCGGGAAACGCATTTAAGCGTGTCTCAGAGCCATTTATGACAACTGGTTCTCGGCACATCCATTTACCGAGACTATCCAGAAACTTCTGAACAGATAGCTTCTGCCGTTCTTTGTCGGATGCTGTTCGGTATACTACATAAAATGGGTACTGGCATATCTGGTGCATCACACCACAAACGTCTTCTTTTTCTGAATAGATCAACGCCCCGTTGTCTGCCGAGAATGCAATTCCGGACTCCTTGCCAAGTTCCTCAAATTTGATTGTTTCATTTTCGTATAGTCCCGGATACTGGTTCAGAAGTGCTTTCATGGCATCTGTCAGAATTTCATATCCAGTTGCATCTTTCCCGATAGGCTTATCCGCCATGTCTGCCACCTCCTGCCTGTGCTTTTACCTTGCGAAGCCATGTACTGCCGTATTTTCGTTTAGCGGCATCGAACCATTCAGCTTGCGCCTGAGTATGCGGTGATTTTGTATATTGAAGATTTTCTTTTGCATTCGTTTTACCGGAGTACTGGCTCACAAGAACCTTTTCCGCATCGTGTCTTGCCCATGTGCTACCTGTCGCAGGGTCGACCATGGTTTTTCCAAAATAAAGAAAACGTCCATATGGTTCTGCCGCTGCACATACAAATCCAGTTCCTTGCATTGATGTACTTTTGACTCTTGTTTGGTCAATAAAATCTCCCGAAATCATTGGCATAAACTCTATCATGCTATCCATAACCATTCCATCAAGGAGATACTGGGCTTCTTGGTACTGTTTGGAAAATCTGCTCATATTCAGCTTTATTTTCATATTTCCATCGACTACGGAGAATCCTTTAAAATGATGAATCTTACTCATATTACTTACCCAGAATCTCAAAATGTGGAATCAGTGTATACGGACCGCCTACACTAGTAATCTTGAACACGTTATCCCTGTTCTCGTTCATGTACTGGTAGAATCCATTCCGATAATCACCATCGGATACCGTTCCGCCAGCCCACTCACCTTCCCAGAAAAACGATTCGTCCGAGAATGTAATAGTGTCTTCCAAAGCGTTGTTAATCTGCTGTTTCCATTCTTTAGGCGGCACCCATGGGAGGATTTTGCCGTCTTTATCAGTAATGGTTACATTGCCGTTCTGGACAGTGTATCGAACGTGTAACTGTGCGTTGTCTGTTGCGTCCGGTCCGTACTTCTTGAGTATTGCTCCCTTGTCCGTAATGAGGTCAACGCTGCATAAAACATGAGGATACCAGTACGCATCTCCTGTCGTGGCTGATTCGTAATAGTCAAAAATCGTCACCGTTTTTTCGTACATGATACCCTCTCCTTAATCATTTTTTTTTCAGTTTATCCACGTCAACCTTGGATGTTCGTTTCCACAATTCCGTAATCTTTTCCCATCCAAACATCGAAATAAACGCCACAATAAATCCTGCCATGATAGCTGCTAAAATCATATACCACAAGATTGTCATGTGGATATACTGCATATACGCCACAAAAGCGGCTACAGTAATTCCAATGGACAGTACAAGTACCAGTGCATCTGTCGGAATTTTCGACAGGAACCCGACATTTTTAATCACCTGTGTAATCACAGATACGCAAAACGCCAGAACGCTGATTACTGCCAGAATCAGAGTTACATTTGTAAATAATGCCTCCATCTTTAACCCTCCGTATAATCTTCGATAATGGTCTCAATGCCATATTCGATAGCACAAGTATTCTCAATCTTGCATCCTCTGGCTTCGTCCCATCCTTTAGCGAAAAACGCCACGTCAGCTTCTGCCAGAAGCTTGAGGGATTCACCCAGATACCAGAGTGGCTTTGCGTCCACTGGTGCTGACTGGAAGAAAGAATCAATTACTTCTACAGGCTCGCCGACCTGTTTCTCCGCACTCTTAATTGCTTTTTCTCTTACTGCAAGAATTTCCTCATCTGTCTTGCCCCTCATGGGCTGAGAAATAAATAACTTCTTCATTATTTTCACCTCACATCTGGAATACCAAACTGTTTGTATGTACCTGTAAATGAAAACTGTTTCCCGCATTTACAGCAAGTTTCCGTAATGGTACAAGTCTTTTCTTTGTCATTACATTTTGATTCAGCAGGACTTTTGAATTTATGCCCGCCAGTCAAAAAACACATTACTTTATTCATCTCAATTACACTCCTGCATACAATACTGGTATTCCATCATCCGTCCTTACTCCCATCAGAAGCGGTAAAGCTGTCTTAAGAAGCAAGTCGTTCGTTTTCTGCGCATCTCCGGCGGCGGCATATACCGCACTCCATTCCTTTGCGCTTGCCCCAATCTGTTGAGGCGTTGCGTAAGAGATGGATTCACTACCAGAAGATACAGATGTTACAATGCCTGTTGACTTGCCACCGGTATTTGTGTCGGTCACATTTGCGGATGCCTGACTAATAGCATTCTTTTCAGCAAGTTCAATCTGATACATTATTTCAGCCAATGAACAGACCGCCTTTTTGATACGCTTTTGTGAGCGTTCATCTGTCGGCAGTCCGTCCACCAGTCTGTCGGATGTCATTAAATCCACAAAATCACTGGCTCTTTCTGCCAGTCGTGGAAAGTCGGCTTCTGGCACGACATTGCCGAATGATTCTGTATAGAATTTATAATCTGCATAAGCCAT